ACCATTCCTTTACATGATTGATGATGTGGAGAAGTGGAACGACATAGACGAACTGAAAAAGGCTAACCCTAACATGGGTGTATCCGTAAAAGAAAGTTTCTTTATGGACGAGATAGCCGTAGCAGAGGGCAGCTTAAGTAAAAAAGCAGAGTTCCTTACAAAGTATTGCAATATTAAGCAGAACAGCTCTATTGCATGGCTGGAATATCAGACAGTAGAGAACGCCGGAGTAGAAAAGACCTTAGAGGACTTTAGGGACTGCTACGCAGTGGGCGGTATTGACTTAAGCCAGACAACGGACTTAACGGCAGCCAGTGTGGTTATTCAGAAAGACGGCACGCTGTATGCGTTTACGCAGTTCTTTATGCCACGGGGCAGGCTGGAATACCTACAGGCTACGGACGGTGTGCCGTATGACATATTTGTTAAAAAGGGGCTGATAACCTTAAGTGGCGAGAATTACGTAGACTACCACGACGTTTACGGCTGGTTTACTATGCTGCTGGAAGATTACGGCATACGACCTCTGAAAATCGGCTACGACAGATACAGCGCCCAGTACCTTATTACCGATATGGCAAATTATGGTTTTCACATGGACGACGTTTACCAAGGCGAAAATCTTACACCAGTTATACGGGAGTTTGAGGGCATCATAAAAGACGGCGATTTTAAGATTGCCGACAACAATTTACTAAAGACACATTTCTTAAATGTTGCGCTTAAGCACAACATGGAAACAAGAAAATTCAGACCTATAAAAATCGAGCAGCGGGCGCATATCGACGGCTTTGTATCTGTCATAGATGCAATGACCGTGCGGCAGAAATACTGGGAAGAGTGCGGCGAGCTGCTTAAAAATGCCGCATAGAAAGGAGTGTAAACGGCATGAAATTTTTAGACTATCTTTTTCATGGCAAAGAATTAAAAGCCATAGGTAATTATTTCAAAATGCTGAACGGATACAGCCCGACGTTTACCAGCTTTAGCGGCGGCGTGTATGAAATGGATTTAACCAGAACGGCTATAAATAATTTTGCCACACATTGCAGCAAGCTAAAGCCGGAGATAGAGGGCAGCGCCCTTAAGTCGCTGGAAAAGACATTGCAGCATAAACCCAACTACTTCATGGATACAACAAAATTTATAAAGCGTCTGGCAACGTATGTAGCGGTGGAACACACCGCTTTTATTATACCTATCGAGGACGAATACGGGCGCTTGTGTGGCTGGTATCCGCTGCGGGCTGAACGCTGTGAGGTGGTAGAAAGTGAGGGGCAGTTATATTTACGGTATCTGTTTGCAAATGGCAGCTATGGAGCTATTGAGTTTGAGCGTGTAGGCATTATGACAGACTTTGAATATAAAGACGACCTTTTCGGAGAGGACAACAGCACGCTTGCACCAACTATGCAGCTGATACATACGCAGAATGAGGGAATTATAAACGCTGTAAAAAATTCTGCAAATATCCGTTTTCTGGCAAAGGTGGCAAATATGCTGAAACCAGAGGATATAAAGAAAGAGCGGAAACGCTTTACAGAGGATAACTTAAGCGCCGACAACGATAGCGGCATGATTATTTATGATAACAAGTTTAGTGAGCTGAAACAGGTAGAAAGCAAACCGTATACACCAAACGCATTGCAGATGCAGCACATACAGGAAAATGTATGTACGCATTTTGGTACAAATATGGATATTCTGCAAAATAAATTTGATGAAAATACGTGGAACGCTTACTACGAGGGAAAAATAGAACCGTTTGCAATACAGCTATCGCTTGTTATGACAAATATGAGCTTTACAGAGAGAGAAAGAGCCTGCGGCAATGCTATTTTCTTTTCTGCAAACCGCCTACAATACGCCAGCAACGCCACAAAGTTAAGCGTAAGCACACAGCTTTTCGACCGTGCGCTACTGAACAGAAACGGCGTAATGGATATATGGAACATGGCACACGTTGAGGACGGGGAAAAGTATTATATCCGAAAGGAATATACAGAGGTAAGCGAGCTGCACAAAGGAAGTGAGCAGCCAGTTATCATACAGCAAGTACAACAGCAGACAGAACCAGCAGCAGGAGAAGAGCCGCAGAACGGACAGGAAGAGAAAGAGGGTGTAAATAATGCCAGTTAAGAAAGAGCGGGAATATAGAACGCTGGTAGCACCTCTGGTAGCGCAGAGTTCCGGCGAAAAGCGTATACAGTCGGAGTGCTACGTAGAGGGCTACGCCACTACATTTAATGCGCCATACCTTTTATATGAGTTTGAGGACGGCACAAAGATTTACGAAAGAATAGACGCACACGCATTAGACAGCGCAGACATGAGCGACGTTATTATGCAGTACGACCATGAGGGCAGGGTATTTGCCAGACAGTCAAATAATACGTTGATTTTAGAGCCGGACGTAAAGGGGCTTTTTGTGGCAGCAGACTTAAGCCGGACAGACTTAGCCCGTGGGCTGTATCAGGACATAAGCGCAGGAATGATTACTAAAATGTCATGGGCATTTACGGTGGCAGAGGAAAGTTACGACAGAGAAACACATACAAGAACAATTTTGAAAATCAAAAAGGTTTATGATGTATCAGCCGTGAGTATTCCGGCAAATAACGATACTGAAATAAGCGCCCGTGCTTTTGCGAGTAGGAGTTACGAGCGGGAGCGGCAGGAGTTGCTTAAGAGGCGGGCAGCAATACTAAAGATTAAGGCGAGCTTATAAAAACCAAAACAAAAAAGGAGAACACAGACTATGAGATTAAAGGAAATTGAGGCAAGATTAGCCGAAATCAAAGAAGAGCTTAACACCAGAGCAGCGGAGCTTACGGACGAGGAAATTACAAAACTGGAAACAGAGGTAACAGACTTGCAGGAAGAGCGCACCGCTTTACTGGCAGCGGCAGAGAAACGCAAAAAGCTGCTTGAAAGAATTGCAGCAGGAGAGCCGACAGGTGGAGCGGGAGCAGATGCCACGCTGCTTAGAAATTTCAAGGGAGCAGGCGGCGCAGGAGTAGGAGAACCAGAGGACAAATACGACACTATGGCATACAGAAAAGCGTTTATGAATTATGTATGCAGAGGCGTTGCTATTCCGGCAGAGTACAGAGCAGCTGAAACCACCACCACAGCAGACAGTGGCGCTGTAATTCCGACAACTATTATGAATGAAATCATTCAGAAACTGGAAAGCTACGGCAGCATTTATGCAAAGGTGCGCAAGATTAACGTACAGGGCGGCGTTTCCATTCCGATTGCAGACTTAAAGCCTACTGCGCACTGGATTACAGAGGAAAAGAGCAGCGACGACCAGAAAGCATCTGCTAAAAATTCCGTAACATTCAATTATTACGGTTTGGAGTGCAAAATTTCCCAGAGCATTTTGGCGAATGTAGTAACGCTGAAAATGTTTACTGATTTGTTTGTACCTATGGCAACAGAGGCAATGGTAAAGGCTATTGAAATTGCCATTTTCAACGGTACAGGCGAGGGGCAGCCGCTGGGCGTTCTGAAAGACAGCAGGGTAACAGCTGTAATTACTCTGACACCGGAAGAGTACGCAAGCTGGAACGGCTGGCACAAGGTAAAAGGCAAAATGAAAAAGGCGTACAGAAACGGCAGCTTTGTTATGAACCAGTCCACTTTTGATACTGGCATTGACGGCATGGAAGATAAGAACGGGCAGCCTATCGGACGCACAAACTACGGCGTAAACGGAGAGGAAACATACCGTTTCATGGGTAAGAATGTGGAAACTGTAGAGGACGACGTTTTACCGAGCTGGGACGACGCAAACGAGGGCGACGTAATCGCAGTATTTATGAATTTCTCCGATTACGTTATCAATACCAACATGGAAATGCAGGTAGTGAAGTGGACAGACCACGACAACAACAAGATTAAGAATAAGTGCTTAATGGTAGTGGACGGCAAAGTAGCTGACGCTGCGGGCATTATCTTAGTTAAAAAGGGCGTAACAGCAGCGTAAGAAAGCGAGGCAAGAAATGAAAGGATACTTAGACGCAAAAGAGCTGGAAAGCTATAAGAAAGAGGATTTGCAGGAACTGGCAAAGCAGCTGGGCGTAGATGCAGAGGGAACAAAGAAAGAAATTGCTGCACGCTGCGCAGCCGTCGAGGTAGACATACCAGACGACAGCGAGCTTACGGAAGAGGATAAAAAAGTAGCAGCCGAGGCAGCGGCAGAGGCAGCAGCCAAAGCCGAAGAGGAAAAGGCAGCGGCAGAGGCGGCAGCCAAAGCCGAAGAGGAAAAGGCAGCGGCAGAGGCGGCAGCCAAAGCCGAAGAGGAAAAGGCAGCGGCAGAGGCAGTAGCCAAAGCCGAGGAAGAAAAGAAAGCAGCAGGGCTGGTAAAAGTGAAAGCAAAGCGCCGTTTTCTTGACAAGGAATTAAACCAGATTAAGGATACGGGGGATATTTACACAGTAAGCAGAGAGCGTGCAGCAGTTCTGGAAGAGGCAGGCGTAGCAGTAGTAATGACAGAGTAAGAAAGAGGGTGCAGGCTATGGCAGCAGATACCACAACATTAACCGAGAAGATGCGGGCGGCGCTGCGTATAAGCAGCACCAGTGAGAAAATCACAGAGGAAATAAACGACTGTATAGCCGCCTGCAAAATGGATTTGCAGGACGTAGGCGTAAAGAAACTGGATGAAACAGACGCACTGATTATTAGGGCAATTACCTTATACTGTAAGGCAGAGTTTGGCTATTCTGATAAATCAGAGCAGTTTTGGAAGTCTTACGAGTGCTTGAAAACTCATTTAAGCCTATCCAGTGAATACACAGGCGGCGAAACGCCGGACAGTACAGACGACGAGGTAAACGAGGAAGATATCAAGAACTTATTCGGATAGGAGAAACAGACAGAATGGCAATTAAAAGAGTAACTTATAATACGCTGTCTTATCTGGTAGCGGAAATTAAAGACCGCTACGCAGAGAAAAGCGCCATAGGAGCGCTGGGGGGGGCTTGATAAGGTAGCGGTAGAAAATCTGGCAGACGATTTGAAAAAACTTATAAACGGCAAGGCAAATGCAGCCACCACGCTTGCGGGTTACGGCATCACAGACGGAATGACAGCAACGGAGATAGCAAGCGCTATTTCCACGGCGATTGCTGGAACAGACCACTTAAGCCGTGTAATGGTAGACAGTACGGCAGATATTAACGTAGCGGCAGACGGTGCAGAAAAGAAAATCTACATGGTAAAGAATACCGACGGAGAGGCAGGAAACCTTTACAGTGAGTACATGGTAATTGACGGAAAGCTGGAAAAGGTAGGCGACTGGAAAGTAGACTTAAGCAGCTATGCCAAGACCACAGAAGTAACGGCAGCCATTGCAAATGCGCTGACAGCATACGCCAAGACCGCAGACGTTACTAAGGCAATCAATGCAGCAGTAGCGGGGCTTATCCAGCTGGACGACTTAAGCGTAGCGTCTACGGGGGCAGGCAATGTAGTAACGGGGCTTGCGTATGACAACAAGACAGGAAAATTTACAGTAACCAAAGGACTTACTGCACTTACAGAGGCAGACTTTACAGAGATTACGCAGCAGGAAGTAAAAGCCATGTTTGCGTAAGTGAGGTGCTGGTATGAGGTGGTTTAGCCTTGCCAGCTTAAAGGCGCTGGTATCAGAGATAACAGCCAGAGAAAACAGCAATATGCAGGCTGTAAATGATACGTTTTCAGAAGTCTACGACAATATGGAAACGCTGGACGGGCGCATAGATGCTTTAGAGCATAAAACCGACGCTGCATATCTGGGTAACTGTTATTGCGGTAGCGTCTATTTGGGCTATGTGTCCGAAACGGACACCTAAAGGAGTGGTAAAAAATGGACTGGATAGACGAGATAACGCTAATAAGCGAGGTAAGCGGAGAAAACAGGGTAAATAAAAACGGCTTTGCAGTAAAGCTGGAAGAAAGCGCCCGCACTGTATTCTGTAATAAAAAATCAGTAGGGTACAGTGAATATTTTAAGAGCCAGCAGACAGGAAAGCTGGTAGAGGCAAAGTACGAGGTACATAAGGCAGATTATGGCGGCGAGGACGTAGTAGAAGTAAACGGGCGGCGCTATTTTGTGCTTAAGACCTACGACACAGGGACAGACACCATAGAGCTTACGCTTACAGATTTACGCCACAGAAACGAGGTGTAAGCATGGGAGAATTTAATACAGTTGGGCTGGAAGATATTATAGACGCTTTCGGCAGGAGAGAAACCGCCACGGTTGAGGCAGTACCGAAAATGCTTAAGGCTGGCGCAGATGTGCTGATAGAGGCACAGAAAGCAGAGGCACAGGCAATGGGACTGAACGAAACGGGCGGTTTTATCAATTCCATAAAAGCTACGGACGTAAAGGGCGACGATACGGAGAAATACGTAGAGATATACCCACAGGGACGGGCAAAGCATGGAAACGACAGAAAAGGAGATAAAAGCAAGGTGCGCTATGCAACAATCGGCTTTGTGGCAGAGTACGGCACAAGTAGCCACGCTGCACGCCCTTATATGACAGTGGCAAACGAAAAGGCGCACGAAAAGGTAGTAGAGGCACAGCGCAGTATATGGGAGAGTGAAACAGGCGAATGAGTATACAGGAGATTTTAGAAAGCGCAGGGTTGCCAGCCCAGAGAGGCGTTTACACTGGACGGGATAAGCCAGACGCATATTATACGTTTCTGCGGCTGCTGGGTACGCCTGCGGTAAATGCAGACGACGAAGAGAAAGAGCGCAGGGAAATGTATAGAGTTACGCTTTTCCATAAGGGCGATTTTGAGGCGCAGCTTGATAAGACAAAAGAGGTATTGAAAGCAGCAGGCGTTTATATCAACAGCATAGATGCAGAAAGCTACGAAACAGAAACGGGGTACTGGTTAGTGCCTATCACAGTCGAGATTTTGAAAGAGGAGTGATTAAACAATGACACTGGGACTGAAAGATTTATATTATGCCGTATGCACAGAGGCAGACGGCGTAGAAAGTTACGGAACGCCTAAGAAAATGGCAGAGGCTATGACCGCCGATTTATCCGTAAAGACCGCAGACGGCAGTTTATATGCAGACGATACGTTAAGCGAGAGCGTCACGGAGTTTGCAAGCGGCACGCTTAAGTTGGGAATTAAAGACCTTACGCCGGAAGTGCTGGCAGAGCTGCTGGGGCAGGAAGTGGACGAGAACAGCGTAGTATGGGCTGGAAAAGAGGACGAGCCGCCGTATGTTGCTGTAGGGTTCAGAGCAAAGAAAACGGGCGGCAAATACCGCTACGTATGGCTGCTTAAGGCAAAATTCAAAGTGCCGTCTGAAAAGTACGAAACTAAGGGCGAGAGCATTAAGTTTAATACGCCGGATATTGAGGCAGATTTTACAGCCAGAAAGAAAGATAACCGCTGGAAAGCAGACTTTGTGGGAACAGAGGACAGCAAGGCGGCTAAGACATGGTTTACAGCCGTACCCGAACCGGGAGCGGCAATGCAGACAATATAAGAGAAAGGAGAGAGGCGCAGCGCAGGCTGCGCCTTAATTTATAGTATGAGCGCAATTAAAGACGGACGCATGCCCGTAGAACTGAACGGCAAAACCTATTATTTACTGTTTTCACTTAATGCACTGGACGAGATGCAGGACAGATTTGGGGGATATGACAAGCTGGACAAGGCTTTTGACCAGAGTAACCCGACCATGATTAAAGATTTACGCTGGTTGCTTACCCTCATTATCAACGAGGGCATGGAAGAGGGAGAAACACCGCTTACAGAGCAGCAGGTAGGTAAGTTAATTCATATCGGCAATCTGCCGCAAATTAAAGACGCTATTTTCTCTGCTTTTGTATATTCCACAAACGGCGGGGAAGAGAAAGAGGCAGCAGACGGAGAGGCAGACACAACAGCAGAGGGAAACAGAGTAGCCGTGCAGGACGAATAGACACCGCACGGCTGCTTTATATAGCAATGGCTATGCTGCATTACACGGAAAGCGAGGCGTGGAAAAAGACACCTTACCAGATTATTAAGCTATTCGGCTATCACAAGGAGTATAACCCGCACATTTTCGGACAGGAAAGCAGCAGCGCACCAGCACAGGCAGCAGAGGGTATGGACGACATAGACATAGCGTTAGGGGGCTTGTAAATCATGGCTGATAAAACAGACAATATTAAAACCAAACTTAGTTTTGACGGCGAGGCACAGTATAAAGCAGCCTGCAAAGAGATTAACAGCACCCTTAAGCTGCTTAACTCTGAAATGAAACTTGTAACGGCAGAGTATAAGAGCAATGCGAGCAGTGCAGAGGCGCTGAAAGCCAAGCAGGAAGTATTACGCAAAACTTACGACGAACAAAAGAAAAAGGTAGAGGAAACGGAAAAAGCCCTTGCAAAGTGCAAAGAGGCTACAGGAGAGAACAGCGAGGCGAGTAAAAAGCTGGAAACGCAGCTTAATTACCAGAAAACAGCCCTTGCGAATACAGAAACAGAGTTAGGAAAGACCACTACAGAGCTGGACAAGGCAGAAAAAGCCGCAGACGGAATGGGAAACGAGGTAGAGGACAGCGGAAAACAGGCGAAAGAGGCAACAAGCAAATTCAGCGGCTTTACAGAGGTTGTAAAAAAGGTTGCGACAGCAACGGCAGCAGCGGTGGCGGCAATCGGCACGGCAGCCGTAGCAGCAGGCAAGGCACTTTACGATATGGCGAGTGATACGGCATCTGCGGGCGACCAGATAGACAAGGAAAGCCAGAAAATGCAGATAAGCGCAAGCCTATACCAGCAGTTAAGCTATGCTTGCGAAAGGAGCGGCAGCAGCGTAAGCGACTTAACCAAAGGCGTTAAGAATATTACTACAGAGCTGGGGAAAACAGCAGAGGGAGCGAAAGGTGCAGGGGCGAGTTTTGAGGCTATCGGTGTATCGCTGAAAAATACAGACGGAAGTATAAAAAGCACGGAGCAGGTGCTTTTAGAGAGCATAGACGCACTGGCGGGCATGGAAGATGAAACACAGCGAAATGCAGCCGCACAGGATATTTTTGGAAAAAGTGCAGCCGAGCTTTTACCGTTGCTTAATTCTGGCGCAGACGGAATTAAGCAGCTTATGGACGAAACAGAAGAATACGGCATGATAATGTCGGACGAGGCAGTAGCAGCAAGCGCAGCGTTTGAGGACAGCTTAAGCCGCTTGCAATGGACGTTTAGCGGCGTAAAGAACAGTATCACTGGCGAAATGCTGCCGTCTATCACAATGATTATGGACGGACTAAGCGACCTTATGGCGGGACAGGACGACGCAGGCGAGAAGATAAAGCAGGGCGTTACTGGAATAATCAGCAATATTTCACAAATGATACCGCAGATATTGGAAGTGATAACGAATATAGCGGGGGCAGTGCTGGAAAGCGCACCCTCTATTATGCAGGCACTGGCGCAGGGCATTATAACGGCGCTGCCTACGTTATTGCCGACCATAACAAACGTAGTAACCAGCATTGCAACTATGCTGATACAGTTACTGCCGCAGATTTTAGAGGCGGGTATGCAGATACTCATAAGCCTTGCGCAAGGTATCGCACAGGCGCTGCCTACATTGCTGCCGACAATCGTAACGGTGGTTACGAATATTGTAACCATGCTGATAGAAAATATACCGCTGCTGATTACAGCAGCCTTACAGCTTATTACAGGGCTGGCACAGGGGCTGGTAGCAGCGTTGCCCGTACTGATTGAGGCACTGCCGGAAATCATAACGGCTATCATAAATGCGCTGATTGAGGGCATACCGCTTATTATCGAAAGTGCGGGCGATATTATAGTTGCGCTGATTGACGGCATCATAGATGCAATACCGCTTTTAATCGCAGCCATGCCGCAGATTATCGCAGCCATTGTAACAGGACTAATTACAGGGCTGCCTAAGATTTTGACGGCAGCAGGCAAGCTGGTAACGACAATCATAAACAAGATAAAAGAGCTGCCTACTCTGATACCGCAGGCAATCGCTGCGGGCGTTGAGAAAATAGCAGAGTGGGGCGCAAATATGCAGGAAAAAGGCGACACGGTTATAACAGATTTTGTAACGAAAGTTATAGATATTGTTAAGGAGCTGCCGCAGAAAATCTGGAACAGTATAGTAAGCGCAGTTACCAGAGTGGCTACATGGGGTGCAAATATGCAGACCAAAGCCAAAGAAGTAATGAACACCATGCTTACGAACATTGTAACGATTGTGAAAGAAACGCCTGCTAAAATCTGGAACAGCATAGTAGGAGCAGTTACCAGAGTGGCTACGTGGGGCGCAAATATGCTTACGAAAGCCAAAGAGGTAATGAACACAATGGTAACAGGCATTGTTACTATCGTGAAAGAAGTACCGCAGAAAATCTGG